TTACCTGACGATGCAAAGCAAGATCTTAGAATAGAGTACTTACAAAAAGAAGTGGACTATTTAAAAAAGGTGGTAAAAATAATAGAAATAGAGCAAGCTAAAGAATAATGAAATTAGGTAAGGATACAAAATTAAATTTAACAATTGAGACTTTAGGAATGATAATCTTTTTTATATTTTCTTTAGCGGCAATGTGGTTTACACTACAAAATGATATAGCAGAAGCAAGAGAGCTGCCTAAGCCGTCAGATCCAGAAGTAACAAGAATAGAATTTGATATGAAAGATCAATTAATTAGACAAACTATTATGTCTACACAAGAAGATGTTACAGAGATTAAAGATGATATAAAGCTAATAAAAAGAAAATTGTATGAGTAAAATTCTACTAGCGCTTATAAGCTTCTTCTTTATATTTTCAGGAAAGGCTAAAGGGCAAACAGAACTTGGCGCAAAAACATTTCACTGGGAAATACGAAGAGGTATAGCAGTAGTGGAATTTTGGGCTGGATGGAATAGAGGTAATGAAATATTATTTCTACATGAACTAGACAACTGCAAAGTGTTTAGACACGTTATCAGAAGAGACAGAACGCTCTTAGATGAATACAACGTAACCGCTGTCCCAACTATAATAGTATTTAAAAATGGTTATGAGGAGTTTAGATTTGCTCCAAATATTATGTTAAAAGTTACTGCAACTAAAGATCAGGTGCAGTCAGCAATTGATGATTTATAAATAAAAGAAAATGAGGCTAAGTAAAAATTTTGTACTATCTGAAGTTACTAGGAGTGGTACAGCAGCTAGATTAGGTATAAACAATGGTCCAGAAAAAAAACATCTACAGAACTTACAAGATCTTATTAGGAATCTTGTACAGCCTCTTAGAGATGATTTGGGCCCTATTCGTATTACCAGTGGTTATAGGAGTCCTGCTCTCAACAAAGCGATTGGCGGAAGTAAGCGTAGCCAGCATTGTAAAGGTGAAGCTTTGGATTTGCAATTCTGGGAAAACGGAGAAATGAACAATAAAAAGATCTACGACTGGATCTTAGATAGTGAGCTAGAGTTTGATCAAATGATTAACGAATTTGATTTTGCTTGGATACACATATCATTTAAAAGTGGAAAGAATAGAAAGCAAGTTTTAGAAGCGTATAAAGACGATAAGAATAAAACTGCATATAGATACCCTAACGATAATATTAGAGCATTATGATTAAAAATATTATAAAAAATTTAGTAGGACAAGCTTCTACAATTATTGACGAAGTAGTTACTACAGATGAAGAAAGAATACAGCTTAAAAACCAATTTGAAAAAGTGGTTAAGAACCATGAAAAAGAGATGTTTGCCCTTGAAGTTAAAGACAGAGAAAGTGCACGAGAGATATATAAAGATGATAATATTATACAGAAGGTATTAGCTATCATTTTTACGGTTGCGTATTTTTTCCTATCTTACACCATGTTTAAATACTTTGTACTTAACTCATTAGAGTTATCTGATTATGAAATTGGATTTATAAGTACAGTGTTCGGAGCCATGTCAAGTAAAGTTAATACTATTATTGATTTTTTCTTTGGAGGCTCTTCTTCTAAAAAATAAAAACATGATAAACCAGTACGACAGAGAAGGCAATCTTATAGATGAATTCTCTAATTCTAATGAAGCAGCAATGGCTTTAGGAATTGATTGTAGCAACATTAGAAAAGTTCTAAGAGGAACTAGAAACTATGCAGGAGGATATGCCTGGAAAGAAGTAAACTCTAATGTAAACGAAACAAATCTTGTAGGTGATTTAAATCCTGCGTTTATACCTGAGCTTGATTTACATCTGCAAGAACGGGGGATTGACAAAAAAGATGTACAGTCAGTTAAGCACTGGCAAACAGGCTCAGGAGAACTTAGGTTCTCTATTGTTACTAAAGAAAACAAAGGTGACTTAACTGAGTTTAAAGAAAAGTTCTTTGAAGAAATGAAACAGTACATTCCTCAAGTAGCCACACCTAATTACCAGGCTATAGAGGGAGCTCCTGTAGCTTACGAAATATCCTTACCTGATTTTCACTATGGAAAGATTGGTACTATATCTCAAGAGCAATCTAATGCAGATTTTATTAACACAATAAAAGAGTTGCATAAGAAAGCAGATGGATTAAACATAGAGAAGTTTATTCTGCCTATTGGTAACGATGGCTTAAACTCAGAAGGATACAGTAGAGCGACAACTAAAGGCACACCACAACACGATAGCGAGGAGTGGCAAGAAACCTTTAGAGGTTACTGGAAGTTATTAGTTACTGCAATAGATTATTTATCAACATTTGCACCAGTAGATGTTATAGTAGTGCAAGGTAACCATGACTTTGAACGTATGTTTTATATAGGAGAAGTTATTGAGTCTTGGTATAAAGACTCATTAAGTGTAACGGTTAACAATAGTTTTGATTCACGTAAATACTATAAGTATGGAAAGAATATGCTTATGTTTACACATGGAGATAAAGAGAAGCCAGCAGAAATGCCACTTCTTATGGCAACCGAGCAGCCCCTTATGTTTGCAGAATGTCCGCACAGAGAAGTGCATTGTGGGCATCAACATAGGGAAATTGTTAATACGTACCAAGGAGTAAAGGTAAGATTCTTACCTAGTATAGCGACTAATGATGCTTGGCACAAAGTAATGGGGTATAACTCTATGCGACAGGCACAAGCTTATATATGGAATAAAGAAAAAGGATGTGAAGGATATTTACAAGTTAATTTAAATTAGAATGGCAACAATTAAGGAAATAGTATATGATATAAAAAATATTATTAGAGGGGGATTACAATCTGATGATGAAATTATATCTGATCGTCAAGTTGAGTTTCAAGTAAATAGTCTACGAGCGCAATTTATAAGACAAGATGTAAATAAACGTCGTAGTATATCTGATAATATAAAACAGATTATACATTGTTTAGAAGTAGAGCCTGTATCAGGAACTACTTGCGGACTGTCTAGTGATTTAGTAATTGTTAGATCTAAGAAAAAAATACCTAATGCGATAGAAACTTCTCATCAAGATCTTATTACCGCAATAGGCCCTACAGGTATTTTATCTGTAAATTTTCATATGATTCCTTATAATAGAGCTCCTTGGGCAGGAACTAATAAATACACTAAAAAAATGACATGTGCATTTTTACTAGATAGTTTTATTTATATTATAGGACCTGAAGCTGAAAGACTTCAAAAAATAAAAGTTGAAGGTGTTTGGCAAAATCCTAGAGACATAGAAAAGTATTTAAAAGATGATAACACTCCTTCTTATAATGCAGATATTGAAGAGTATCCACTATCTACTTCTATGTTAGATTTAATAAAACAAAGCATGTTAGCTCAAAACATGCAGCCGTTAATTCAAAGTCCTACAGATATAAGCAATAATGCAAAGTCTGATGTACAACCTAACTCACAAAAATAATGTTTCAAAATGCAAAACGTGGTAAAGGTGTTTATAAAAAAGATTACGGATCTGATCAAACGTATACATATTATAGAAAGAATACAATAAAAGAATTACAAGTAGATAAAAAAGTATATAGAAAAATTTGTGATGAATTTAATAAACTATTTATAGACGAAATTTTAGTCAATTCCGAAGAGATAAAATTACCTTATAGGTTAGGAACTATTAGAATTAAAAAGTCTAAAATGAAATATGATGATAAGAATAAATTAAAAATAGATTGGGCTGCAAGTAAAAAACTTAAAAAGCGAATCTATCATCTTAACGATCATACAGGCGGATATAAATATAGATTTTACTGGTCTAAAGGAATAGTTAAAAATATAACAGCTTATTCTTTTATACCTACAAGAACAAATACTAGAAGATTAGCTAGTATATTAAAAGATAAAGATCGAGAATTAGATTATTTTATGTAATAAATAAAAAATAAAAATTATGGCACAAGCAAGTGTAAAAGCTCCTGTAGGGTATCATTTTATGGTAGATAAAAATAATAATTTTTATCTGATGAAAACTTCTGATACTGGGTATGAACCTCATGAGTTATCAGGATTTAAATCTCAGCTATCTGTATTAATGGAAGTTAAAACTTCACACACAAGTACTACAAGTACTGCTACAAGTACTGCTAGAACTTCTAGCACTCAAAGAACAACTACTTCAACTAGAACAACTACTGCTAGATCAGGAGGATATTAAAATTTATTATGGCTTCAAGAAAAGAAAACCCAATTAGAAAAACTACAAAAGGTAAAAGTGCTAATTACAGGTCTACTAAATCTGGAGCTGGAATGACAGCAAAGGGAGTTAAAGCTTATCGTAAAGCTAATCCTGGTAGTAAAATACAAACTGCTGTAACTGGTAAGGTAAAAGCAGGCAGTAAATCAGCTAAAAGAAGAAAGTCTTTTTGTGCTAGAATGTGTGGAATGAAAAGAAAAAATACAAGCGCATCTACTGCAAAAAATAAAGGCTCAAGAATTAATCAGTCGTTAAGGCGTTGGAAATGTAAATGTTAAATGGCAGTAAAAGATAAAATAATATCTTTTTGGAAGCAAGTTAGGCTTAAATCCTCCGACATGTTTACTTTATTTAAAGTGGGTGTCGGAGTTAAAGTACCTACGCATAAAGTTCACATTAAAGACGACTTTAATGATCCTTTAAAAATTGAAGGTCTTCAGAATGATACTGCAGATCCTGACAAATATCTTACAATAGATTCTGATAATGTTGTAAAATATAGAACTGGATCTGAGGTAGCATCTGATATAGGAGCTGTCTCTTCTTTTGTTTTAGAAGATGGGGATGGCACAGAAGTTACTATAACTAACGGATCTGAAATTAAGTTTGTAGAAACTCCAGGTATAGACATAGATTGGACAGATACATCAGACGGCTCTGATACAGACCCTTATGATTTAACATTTACAATTAATCCTGCACAAACTACAATAACATCTTTATTTGCTACAGATATAAAGATAGGAGAAGATAATGAAACTAAAATAGACTTTGAAACTTCTGACAATATTAGATTATACACTAATAATACTTTAGCAGTAAATATTGCTGAAAACTACCATACTTTTTATACAGATGATTTTGAAATTTTTTCTGCTGGTACTGGATCAGATCCTACTTTAAGTTTAGTATCAACTGGAAATAGTGGATCTGCACCAGCCATTTCTTTTACAAAACAAAGAGAAGACAACTCTCCAGGTGCTAATAATTTAATAGGACAAATACTATTTAGAGGAGAAGATACAGCGGGTAATCCTACCTTTTATGGCTATGTTTCATCAGAAATAGTAAATGCTACTAGTGGGCAGGAAGAAGGGCAAGTATCTTTAAAAGTAGCATCTCATGATGGAGAAGTAAAAACTGGACTAGCTGTAAAAAGTGGAGATGTAGAAGATGAAGTAGAAGTAGTAATTGGAAGTGGAGTAGACTCTTTAACTACTTTGGCTGGAGATCTGCAGATAAATGGTAATGACATTAAAGATGATGACGGTACAACTTGTATAACTTTTGATAGCTCAGGTAATACAACAATAGCTGGAAATACTAATGGTACTTTTTTGGGTACTCTTTCTGGATCTATAGTAGACGGTGAAAATGTTGTAGTTTTGTCTGTAAACACAGGAGGTAATAGCTCTTTTAATGGCTCTGTAGTTGGAAATGTAACAGGAAATTTAACAGGCAATGTAACAGGAAATGTATCAGGATCATCAGGATCTTGTACAGGTAACGCTGCAACCGCAGATGCTTTGACGCCAGGAAACAAAGTTATAGATGGAAATTTAGATATAGGTTCAGCCGGAGCAGGACACTATTTTACACTTTGGGGCTCTACTTATGGGGAGTGGATTGGATGGGATCCAGGTCATGGGCTGTTAAATTTTTCAGACAACACAAGAATTACTTTTGGTACTCCGGTTACAGGCGGTGCTTTTGATTCCTCTATATATGCAAATGGATCTGATTTACACATTACTAATGCTGTAGGAGATATTAAAATAGGCGATACAGTTGATATTACTGGAAGTTTAAGTGTATCTAGTAATTTAACTATGGGCACCACTCTTTTTGCAAACAGTAGCGGTGTAGTTCAAGTTGCTACTCAGGGAACTATAGACCATGACTCTCTTGCTAATTTTGAAGCTGAAGAGCATTACAGGTGGGATAATGATATACAATCTACCGCTACTATAAACCACGTTAACTTATCTAGTGATACTCCAGGGGAAACTGAGGTGTTAGTAATGAATGATGGCGATGCTGTATGGGGGCATGGAGAGAAGATACATATACAAGTACGAAATGATGAGGGCTCTACTATTTCAGCAGGTCAACCACTATATAGTAAAGGTGAGATAGGTGGAAGCAATAGGATTTTAGTTGGGGTTTGCGATGCTAACGACTCCGCAAAGATGCCTTGTATAGGTATAGCTCACTCAGAGATGAATACTACTTCTACTAAAGATAACTTTGCTGTAGTGTCTGGTATATACAACACAAATCTTTCTGGGTTTACTTCTTTAGCTGTAGGTCATAACTTGTACATACAAGATGATGGTAGTTTATCTCAAACTAAACCTACAGGGGAGGGCTCACTTATTCAAAATGTTGGTATAGTTTTAAGAACTAACGGAACAATATGTCAAGGTATGTTAGTTTCTGCTATCGGTAGAACTAATGATGTTCCTAACTTAGACCAAAATGCTTTATTTATTGGTAACGCATCTAACCAAGCAGTAGCAACAGATGCTCCTATGGTGGGGGTTATAACTGCTGCAAATGCTGGAGCAGCTAGAACTGTATTAGGAGTTGATGCAGCAGGAACTGATAACTCTACTAACGTTACTATAACAGGTGAAGACTACTTAAGTTTATCTGGGCAAGAAATTACAGCTAACGATATAGATCTTACGGATAATGTTACGGGAACATTACCTGTAGCTAATGGAGGTACAGGGCAGACAGACTTATCTAACGTATCTGTAGGTACAGCAGCAGCTCTTACAACTGGTAACAAAGACATAGAGGGTACTTTAAATATAAAAACTACTAATGCTAGCGCAAATCCCTTTATAAGTCTTAGTCAAACTACAACTAGGAGGGCTTTTATACAGTTAGCAGATAATAATTTAGGTTATGACAACCACCTTAGAATTGCTTCAGAATACGGACCTACGAGTATAGCTGCTGCCTCTACTCCAGGAGCTGATACTGACACCGCTTACTTTTTAGTTCAGCCAGGTGGTACTTTCAAATTTGGTGCGCAAGATGCAGACGCTACTCTTACTACTGATGGTAGTATGACTTTTAAGATAGACGCTGATAATGATGAAGTTTCAGAATCTTTTAATTTTAAAAATAACGCTAGCGACACTGTAGTTGAAATAACTGAAAGAGGTAATGTAACAATAAATGGAACTACATATGGAGAACCTACACTTACTTTATCACAACCAAGTGTTGATGCTACATATGCCCCTCCAGCAATTATCCTTGAAAGGACAGCAACGGATGGAGACAATTCAGATATAGGTAGATTTGATTTTAAAGCAGACGATTCGGCGGGTAATCTTACTACATACGCTCAAATATTAGCTAGAATAGAAGAAAGTGGCTCAGGAACTGAAGGAGGGCAATTAGAATTTAAACTTGCTTCACATGATGGTGAGATACAAACAGGGTTAAAAATTGAAGATGGTGATGCTGAAGATGAAATTGATGTTACTATAGCTAATGGTTCTAACTCTTTAACTACTGTAGCTGGTAACTTAAATGTTACTGGTAGTGTAGTTGGTAAGATGACTCAGTTTTATAGTATGTCTTTTATAGATGATTTAAACAGTTCAGAGCACTTTTTACCCTGGAAAGATATAAACGAACAGACTTTAGTGTACCAAGAAGAAGCTTCAATGATTATGCCTTACGACGGTAAGATAAAGTCAATTACAATGAGGATGTCTAATACTGCTTATTCAGCATATAGGACTTTAAAAATACTCACCTTTGGACCTAATGGCTCTCAGTTTACTAGAAGTAACTGGACTGAGGAAGAAACAGAAACTCTACAGATCACTAGTACTGATGACAACCACGTGTTTCACTTTGTGTTTGATAACGCAAAACACTTTGAGTCTGGAGAGCTTGTAGCTATAGCAATCCAAGATAGTACAGACTTACATAGTGGGTTTAGATATTGCTACGTGACTGTAGAGGTAGAATTTGATATGAATAACGGTTTAGGAACAAGTGCAACTAGTGGAGAGTATGACTCTGCACAATAAAATAAAACAGAAATAATGGCATTAAATGGAAAATATATATCACTTAATTCAATAATGGAACAAGTCTATGCTGATAATGGCTATCAGTTTGAGCTTCCTTGGATTGATTGTATGCAGTGGGCTGAAGAAGCTCTTAACTTAATAGGACATCCTAGACAGTATATAAGAAAAGTTACAGGACATAAAGCTAATCCTGACTTAGATATAAAAGATTATAGAGCACATTTACCATGTGATTTTTACAGCTTAGAACAAATAGCTGTAAATGGTATGCCTGCCGAATATTCTGGAGATACATTTCACCATTTAATGGATGGAGCATGTTGTGGAATTGAAGGTTATACAAATTTAGCAGCTCATGTCGAAGAAAACAACTGGGGAGCTTTAGTAAAAGTTACAGAACTTGATGGTACTTATAGGTACGAACAAAGAGATGAGGCAGAAATGAGTAATCTTAATTTAGACTATTCAAATAAAATGTCTTTTGACATGGCTGCAAATATGCACGGAGAGCACGCTCCTGTTACATTTGACATTAACAATAATCATATTACATTATCTGCAAAAGAGGGTAAAGTATGTATATCTTATCTTGCTATACCTACAGATGATGAGGGACTACCTCTTATACCTGAAGATACAAGTTACCAGCTAGCTGTTAAAAAGTATCTTACAATGAAAATAGATTATATAGCTTGGAGAAGAGGAGAGTTACGCTCAGATATATTTCAACATTCAGAACAAGAATGGCAGTGGTACGTAGGTCAAGCAGGCAATAAAGCTAAAATGCCTAATATAGATCAATTAGAAGCTATAAAAAATATGACTATGAGGTTACTTCCAAATATAAATGAGCACGAAACATTTTTTAAAAAAGTAGGTTCCCCCGAAATAAGAAATAATTTTAATAGATAATGAGAGATCAAAATTTAAATACATTTTATAAAGGAATAGACAGCGATTCAGCCAATCCATTTAAAAAAGATGGGTATTATAATGATTCTGAAAATGTTAGGATTATCCAAGATTCTAAAAGTAATGCATCAGAACAAGGTATTGCAATAGTTGTTAATGGAAACCAAGAGCGTTTAAAATTAACACACAGCTTTAATACTCGTACTATATATGGTTATGTGGACGGTGTTTATACTGGCCTTACTGCAGAAACTTTAGATGATGTTCCATGTACTGTTATTGGGCATACATCTATTAGAAATACTTTAATTTTATTTGCAGTAGCACAAGGAGAATCTAAAGTTACTGGAGAATTTGATATTGAAACTTATAATTATAATACAAGTTTAATATTTAAAGTAGATTTAAATAATTTTAAATCGACTTTAGTATATGAAAATGAAAGCTTAAATTTTAATAAAAACAATCCTATACAAGCTATAGGTAGATACGAGTCAGCAGGAATTCAAAGAATTTATTGGACAGATGGAGTAAATACTGTAAAAACTTTAAACATTGCTGATCCTAATGTATTTAATATTGGAATAAATCAAGTTTCTTTAGTACCTTCTATAGATCTTCCTATGTTAGAAATAAAAAATATTATTACAGGGGGACAATTAGAAGCTGGAGTATATCAGTATGCCTACAGATTAAAAAGTACTAGTGGACAAGAAACTAAATTTACAATTTTTACTAACCCTATTTCAGTAGTAGCAGGAGAAGAATATTGGAAATATGTAGAAGATCCAGAAGGAAGCGTTGAAAAGAATGGAACAGCCCCTGGAGAAATTACAAATAGATCTGTTTCATTACATGTATCAAATGTAAATCAAAATTATGATTTAATAGAGTTTCTTGCTATATATAGAGTTCATGGAGCTAATCAAACAGAATCTCCAGTTGAAAAATCTTACATATTTAATAGAAGTAGTATTAATAGTACTACTATTGATGTAGTACATTCTAATTCAGAGCCATTAGAAAATATTTTATTAGCAGAAGCAACTTCTTTTGAAATAAATTTAGCAAGTGCAAAAACTATAGCTACAAAAGATAATAGATTATTTTTAGGAGGTATTTCTCAAAGTACAAGTGATTTAGAATTTAATGCTAGGGCTTATAGATATAAAAGAAACGATTCTTTAGAAGTACACTACCCATATAAATCTCTTTCAACTACTAAGCTATCTACTTATGTAAACTCTCCAGATAGTATAGAAGTAGAATCTTCTGATCAAGATGCAATTAATCCTTTTAATAATTTAAATTCAAATAATTTAAATAGTACTAATAAATACAAATATCAAAAAAATGGAGTTATACTTGGGGGAGAAGGTCCTTTTGTAAAATATACATTTACAAAACAAAAAATATCTGGCGACACTTTTTTAAACGAACACCCTGACTCTCCTCCTTTTATAAGTTCAGAAAATGTTGAAGTAGATGAAAAAGGATTTGCAGGATTAAATGGTAAAGGAGATTATAAATCTGGAGTAATAAGTGCTTTATATAGAGGATACCAAAGAGATGAAGTATATAGATTTGGAATTGTACTATATAATAAACAAGGTAGCCCGGGGTATGTAAATTGGGTGGGAGATATTAGATTTCCATCTGTTGATGATATATATCTTGAAAGTATAATAAAAGCAGATGGACATCGTATACCTCTAGAACCTGCAAGAGGAAAAGATACTTATAATTTTTCTTTATCTCAAACAGATGTTTCTGAAAGCGGCAATGATTATTACCTAGGCGGTAGTGGACATAAAGATTTGTTAAGTGGGGGAGATACTCGAATTTCTGATATGAAAAATGCTGTGCAAAGCGAGTCAGGAGCAGAAATTATAAGTAATAATACTGTTGCAAGTGAACATTACTTGTATGCATTAGGGATTGAATTTACAGTAAATATACCAGAAAGTCTTAAAGATAAAGTTTCTGGGTACAGTGTTGTAAGAGTAAAAAGAGAACAAAAAGATAAAACAGTTTTAGGAGTAGGACTTTTAAATTATTATAATCTTTTTAGACGT